TACGACTACTAAGTATTTTTGGTATTGATCCTGTAAAATTTGCGGCAGTGTTCAATGGTGAGGGTGGATCGGTAGATCGTCGTGCGAAGTACAATAAATCCGCAATTAGTGATTTACTTCAGTCTGGAATAGGTTATAATTACCATGTAATTCATAAAATGGGTAAGAAAATCTTGTCTAAAAAAATGGATGAAGCGGCAATGAAAAAGGCTGCGGCAGTGACTGGTGGTGTTACTGTTTACTACGGTGGTAAGACAGGTAAGGGTAAACGAGTTGATGTTGAATTTGAATCAGCTTCATATGTATTCAAAATTAATATACGAGATACTCAGGGTAAAGATGGTTTCCCAACTCGTATGATGTGCGATTTCAAGAGCAAATAATATGAAAACATTTAAGACTTATATCAAAGAGTCGGTAGGTAAATTTGAAAAAGCTTACCATAAACCACTTAAACCATCTCAAAAGAATGCTATTGAACGTGCTTTAGTACCTGAGATTAAAATGTATATGTCGCAAGGGTATGATGTTACTTTAAGAACAACTAGAGATGATGACCGGGGCACTGCTGTATTATTGTACATTAGAAAGAATGGAAAGATGTCAACATTAGTTGCACATAAGTCTATGGGGCCTAATGGTAAATTGGTTGATAAACTATGAAAACATTTAAGTCGTATATTACTGAAGACAAGGGCACAATAAAGCATCATCAATATCAGAAATCATTTGCTCACACTCAACAGCATGCAATTTTGCATAAAGATATTGACGTTGATGGTGACGTTGATGAATTTGATAAACTAGTACCAGATGAAGTTACTGGGACTGAAAAGAATTCAAAGGCGTTACAGAAAAAGATGATGGCCAAGGAAAAGGGTGAAAAGCGTCACGCAAAAATTGGTGTTGCGTTTGAATCATTCAGTGGTTACATCACCGAAGAAAAGAATACCCATATGACACACCTGGAAGACCAGGTCATTTATGGTGGTGTAAAAGGCGCAAGGGAAGCAATTCTAGCATTACGTTCTTTGAGGGATATGCTGTCGGGTTCAACTAAGGGTGCTACTGATGTTACTGTTAAATGGGATGGCGCACCTGCAGTTTTTGCTGGTATTGATCCATCTGACGGTAAATTCTTTGTAGCCAAAAAAGGTATCTTTAATAAGAACCCTAAGGTATACAAATCACATGCTGATATTGAAGCTGATACAAGTGGTGATTTGGCTGATAAATTAAAAGTTGCTTATACAGAATTAAAGAAATTAGGCATCGAAGGTGTTATCCAAGGCGATATCATGTTCGTAAATTCGGATCTCAAGACTGAAAAAATCGACGGTGAAAATTATGTTGTATTTCATCCCAACACTATTGCGTATGCAGTACCACAAAACAGTGATGAAGGAAAAAGAATTGCTAAAGCGCCAATTGGTGTGGTATTCCACACCGAATACCGTGGAGATTCTTTTGAAACAATGAAAGCATCTTATGGTGTTGACATATCAAAACTCAAGAAAACATCTTCTTGGATACAGGATGCCGGGTTGCATGATTTATCGGGTACTGTAACAATGACCGATAAAGAAACAACTGAAGTAACCAAAGCATTATCCATTGCTGGTTCTATATTCCGTAAGATTAGTTCGACAACTCTTAAGCAAATTGAATCGGACAAAAAGCTTTCACAGACGATTGAAACATTCAACAACACCTACGTTCGCAGGGGTGAGATTGTTAGCGATACCAGAAAGCATGTCGATAATTTGATTCAATATGTCAGTGATAAATATCAAAAGGAAATTGATAAATTAAAATCTGAAAAAGGTAAGACAAATAAAGCAAATCAGCGTGATGAGTTTTTAAAGTTCTTTTCAGATTCTAATAAAGCAAATCTCAAATTGATATTCGATCTACAGAAAGCTATAGTAGATGCGAAGTTAATTATTATAAATAAACTTAATAAACTAAATAAAATCAGTACTTTTGTTAAAACCAAAAATGGTTACAAGGTTACTGGTTCTGAAGGATTTGTTGCAATTGACCATATGAAAGGCGGTGCGGTTAAACTTGTCGATCGTATGGAATTTAGTTTCAATAACTTTAGTGCGGACATTGTGAAAGGTTGGGATACGCCGTCTCGATCATAATATATAGGTCAGCATCCGAATGGGAATACATATGCTATCATTTAAAGATTTTTTAGAATACGTTGAATCTGACGAAGATTTAGACAATGTAAACGAAGCTCTAACCCTCCAGCAGCGCATGAAGGCCAAGCAAACTTTTCGTAAGAATAAATCGAAAATTGCCATGGGTCGCAAACGTGCCGAAAAACGAATTGCCAATCCTGAAAAACTCAAGAAAAGAGCTCGTAAACAGGCTCGTCGTGAACTTGAGAAAAAATACCTTAAAGATAAGTCTAAAGATGAATTGAGTTTTGCTGCTAGACAAGAACTCGAGAAAAAGGTCGATAAGAAAAAGGCAGCAATAGAACGTATTGCTCGTAAATTATTCCCTAAACTTAAAAAGGCAGAGCTTGAGAAAAAGCGCGGTGGTGGGAGTAAAGAGAAGTAATGAAAACATTCGGGCAATATATCAAAGAAGCGACTGAAGGTAAGAGTGCTACATTCACTTTTGGTCGTTTTAACCCACCAACCATTGGACACGAGAAACTAATTGAAAAAGTTCACTCACTTGCCAATGGTGGTAGTTACTTTATCTACACTTCACAATCTAATGATAATACAAAGAACCCATTAGATTATCAAACTAAAGTCAAGTATATGCGTAAAATGTTTCCTAGATATGCGCGCAATATTATACTAGATAAATCAATTAAGAGTGTATTTGATGTTCTTACACAATTATACGATAAAGGTTACACTCGTATTCAAATGGTCGTCGGATCAGATCGTGTTCGAGAATTTGATGCTATCACTAACAAATATAATAATGTAAAAGGTCGACACGGTTTCTATAATTTTGAGGGTGGTATCAATGTTGTATCTGCAGGACAAAGAGATCCTGACAGCGATGGTGTCGAGGGAATGTCTGGTACAAAATTACGTGGCTATGTTAGCGATAATAACTTTGCTAAGTTTAGTGAGGTAATGCCTAAGGGCTTCAAAGAAGCTCAGGCTCTGTTTAATGATGTTCGTAAAGGCTTAGGTTTAAGCGAGTCATACTCTTTCCGTGAACATATTCAATTTGAAAGTGTATCTGATACTCGTGAAGCATATGTTCAAGGTGATTTATTTAATAAAGGTGATACTGTTGTTGACAAATCTTCTGCTGAACTTTACACTGTTGCATCTCTTGGTGCTAACTATGTAATAGTTGAAGGCTATGATGGTAAGAAATCTCGTAAGTGGTTGGAAGATATTGAACCACTTGATGAGAAATTATCAGTTAGTGATGGTATTGAAAAATGGATTAGTGATTTCGTTGATTCTGATGCTCCACAGTTTAAGGGCAAATCAAAGGAAAAACGAATTGCTATGGCCATTGCTGCTTTTAACGACGCCAAGGGATAAGAAGAATGTCTGATTTAGATCATATTGATGCTCGACTGAATGACATCGATCATAAGATAATAAAATTAATTGATTCATTGGAAAATATAATTGACCAGACAGAATCTATGAACCGATTGAATATGACCACGAATGAATTACATATAAGAGTTAAAGAACACGGTAAGCGTATTAGTGTTCTTGAAGACTATACGTTTTTAAGTAAAAAAAGAATTTTAATGCTGCAGATTATGTCTGTTGGTATTTTTCTAATTGCGACTGCTGGCACAATCGCACAACTATTCTGAGGAAACCATATGTTTACAAACAACGAAAATAAGGCGCTAGCAGATATATATACTGCGATGCTTGAAGCTAAGAAAGAACAAGAAAAGGCTGTTGAAGTCGAAGTAGATGATGAGTCTGAAGTATCAGACACTACTGATTCTAAATCTCAATCAGATGATCCTGCTGCAGACAACACACCTGCTAAAAAGCGTAAAGAAGAAGAAGATCAATCTGAAGCATTAGATCCTGTAGGTAAAGCTGATGCCGACATCGATAATGATGGCGATGTTGATTCCTCAGATGAATATCTAC